ACGAATAAGCAATGCTAGACAAAGCCGAGCAATCATATTCAGATTATCCCGAGGCGGTCAGAAACAACGCTAGAAGGGTTTTAAAATATGTTGATGAGTACGGCTGGGGGCCTTGCGGAACGCCAGTAGGCAAACAAAGAGCCAACCAGCTTGCAAACGGCGAGCCTGTGTCAGTTGATACGATTAAAAGGATGTTTTCGTATTTAAGCCGTCACGAGGTGGATTTACAAACCTCTAGCTCTTATGAAGACGGTTGCGGCCGTTTGATGTACGACGCGTGGGGAGGCAAAGAGGCATTAGTTTGGAGTAGAAATAAAATAAAGGAATTAGAAAAAACTAGCGATATGTGGTTTGTAAAAAAAGGATTAAACCAAGGCTTTACCGATAGTGACATGAAACAAGGGATTGTTTCGGGTTACTTTGCCGTATTTGGAAACAAAGACTTGGACGGTGATGTAATTGAGCCAGGCGCGTTTTCCAAGACAATCATGGAGCGTGGGCCACAAGGCAAGCAGTTAATTAAGTATCTGCTAGATCACGATAAGAATAAAGTTGTAGCAAAAATTACTAACCTATACGAGGATAGTAAAGGACTAAGATATGAGGCTAAGATTGGCACTCACACTGCTGGTCAGGACTTTCAAAAGATGATTGAGAGTGAACTGATTAACCAGCATTCGTTTGGGTTTAGAACCATAAAGGAGCAGTATGATGCACAGTCTAAGTCAAATATGATTAAAGAGGTAATGATGTATGAAGGATCTGCTGTTCAATTCTTGGGGGCTAATCCTGAAACAACTTTCATTGACCTAAAAAGCGAGGAGGATGCGTTTAATTATCTTGAGCGTCTTGAGAAGTTTATCAAGACATCTGACGCAACTGACGAGACAATTTTCAAACTAGAAAATCAACTTAAATCACTTTTGGAGTTTCTAAAGCCAGCAGAGCCTACTTTAGAAATTAAGGAAGCCGAGGAGGTAGAAATAATAACAATTAACGAACTTAAAAAACAATTTGAATCATGGAAAATCTAACTTTGGATGCCGTTAAAGCGGTAATCGCAGAAGCTGGTGAAGCTCTAAAGGCTAAAGCTAGCAACGCTGAAGTAAAAGCTAATGAGGCTTTTGAAAAGGCAGAAGCATTGTTGAAATCATTCGACAATGTAGTAAGTAAAGAAGATGCAGCAGAAATGCAAAAGCAACTTGACAAGCTTGACATCGCTATGCAAAAAAGCGCAGTTGAGAAAGAAGTAAGCGCAGAAGATTTCAAGACTGCATTTATTAAGGCTTACGCTCCAGTTAAAGCTGAAATCGAGCGTTTGAAGAATGAGCCTAACGCTCGTCTTAAGGCTCCTTTGGTATTTGAAATTAACGAGAAGTCAGTTGGAACTATCACTCTAGCTTCAACTATTGCTAACGAAGCATCTTCAGGACAAGTAACAATTTCCGAGTTTACTGGTGTTGTTTCTCCAATCCGCCAGAGACTACTTGTTTACCTTGCTAACGCAAGTGTAGGAGCTATTGGAACTCAGTATGCAGTATGGGTTGAAGAATACGATCAGGAAGGAACTCCAGTAATGATTGGCGAAGGTGTTGAGAAAACTCAAATTGACGTACAATACAAGGAGCAGAGAGCTAAGGTTGAGAAGATTGGTGTACACATGAAGGTTTCTATGGAAATGTTGGAAGATGCTGCTTACTTGGCTTCTTACATCCAATCCAATGGAGTTAAGCGTGTTGAGACTGTAATCGAAAACCAGTTGTTCACTGGTAACGGAACTTCTCCTCAGCTTGCTGGTTTGCTTTCTAAGTCTACTACCTTCACTGGTGGTTCTATGGCGGGTGGTGTTGAGTCTGCTACTAACTGGGATGTAATTCACGGAATCATTGCTCAGGTTAGAGCTGCCAACGGAACTGCAACTGGAGTATTTGTTGAGACTGGACAGTATCACTTGATGCTTTCTGAGAAAGATGCTGAGAAGCAATATATCCTTCCTGCTGGCGTTACTTTTAACGCTCAAGGTGGTATTACTGCTTGGGGTGTAAACATTATCCCAACTAACGCTTTGACTGGAACTGCTGCTAACTTTGTAGGTGGTGATCTTTCAGTTATCAATGTACGTTTGAGAAGCGGTTTGCAGGTTGCTATTGGAGAGTCTGGCGATGACTTCATCGACAACTTGAAGACTGTAAGAATTGAGCAGCGTTTGGTGCAGTTTATCTCTGCTAACGATACTCCAGTATTGGTTAAAGGAACTTTTGCTGCTGCAAAGGCTATCCTTGAAACTACCTAATAGTGTTTTGTGTTTGTGTTTAGTGTAAAAGGGCGAGAAATTTTCTCGCCTTTTTTTTGTTTAACCTGTTGAAAATTAGTTTATTTAAAAAATAAATTATTTGATATGGCAGATTTTACAATGTGTAAGCCTCAAAGATGCAAGCTAAAGTTATCCTGCCTTCGGTTTACTTCCAAGGCTAGTGAAGGTCAGGTTTACTTTAATGAGGAACCATGCAACCATGAAGGGACTGATTGCAAAGTATATTTCAAAAAGAATTGTAAGCCATGTGGCGAAATATAATTATGAAAAAACCTACAAAAAAAACGCTTAATTCAATTGACATGATTAAAATCATGGAATTGATTCCAAATGATGATACCAATTTTCATTATATAGATATGAAAGCTGGAGAAGAGCATTATAGATTACTTGCCTGGATTGGTGGCCAGGTAAAAGGTAATATTATGGAATTAGGGACTTTTAGAGGACATTCAGCTCTTTGTCTCTCTAAATCAGGAAACAAGGTATTTAGCTATGATGTTCAAGATTATATTTCTTTAAATTATAAGCCTGAGAATGTTAATTTTTCAATAATCGAAAATGGTCATAAATTTATTGATGATTCTTTTGATTTATTGTTTATTGACACAATGCATGATGGAATTTACGAACAGGAAGTATTAAACCATTTAAGAGAAATTAAATGGAAAGGAATAGTTTTAATGGATGATATTGTGCTTTTTGATGAGCTTTCTAAACTTTGGGAACAAATTCCAGAACAGAAAGCAGATTGGACAGATATTGGTCATCATTCAGGTACAGGAATAATTTGGTTTAAATGAAATTATCAATTTTAGTTCCTTCAGTAGCAGGCCGAAGAAATACCTTTTTGCCTAAATCATTAGATATGCTTTATGGTCAATTAGAGGCATTGCCAGAACAAGACCAAAAGGAGGTTGAAATTATTTATTTAATAGATAATAAAACCATTATGCTAGGTGATAAGAGAAATCTTATGATTAGCATAGCAAGCGGTAAATACATTTCATTTGTTGATTGTGATGATCGTATTGAGACTGATTACATTTCAACTATTTTACAAGCAATTGATTCTGATGCAGATTCAATTGTATTTGAGGTTTCTGTTTCACTAAATGGCAACAATCCTAAAATCTGTTACTATTCTAAAGATTTTCCTAACGACTACAATACAGAGGAAGCATATTATAGATTGCCAAATCATATTGCAGTAATAAAAAAGGAAGTTTCTACAAAGGTTTCTTTTCCTAGTTTACCTAGAGCTGAGGATGCTGCTTATGCAAAGATTCTTAAACCACATCTAAAGTCAGAGTTTAAGATTAATAAAGTTCTTTACCATTACGATTACAGCGATTTAACAACCGTTGCTCAAGAGTATATTCCTAACATAAGAAATAAACGAAAAGGTAATATGAATCCAATAGTAGATGTAGTGTTTATTTCAAACGCTACTAAAATGGGGTCAAAAATGACTCAGCACGCTATTGATAGTTGCATACAAGCAGCAAATGGCTTGGAAGTTAATTGTATTGTTGTGGAAGAAAAAACTAATTTATTCTATAAAAATGCAGCCACATACAATCCCCATTCACAATTTAATTATAATAAATTTCTAAATTTTGGTGCAGTTAGAGGTAATGCTCCCTGGGTAATGTTTTGTAATAATGATTTGATTTTTAAAAATGGCTGGCTACATGGTTTATTAGCCGCGGATTATCCTATTGTTAGTCCTATTGCAATGGCTGACTTTAGGCAAAAGGACGTTATAGAAAATGAAATAGGCTGGCAATGTGGTAGAAATTTATCAGGTTGGGCGTTTATGATGAAAAGGTCATTATATAATGAGATTGGCGGACTAGATGAGGATTTTGATTTTTGGTTTGCTGACAATTCTTTAGTTGAGCAATTAAAAATAATTAAGATGCCGCCAATGTTAGTCCCCTCTTCAAGAGTAAATCATTTGGGTAGCCAAACATTAAAACAAAGGAGCGTTAATGATAAAAATGATTTGATGTGGTCTAAGCTAGAATTATTCAATAAAAAATATAATCAAACTTTATTTTCAGAACATCCAAAATTCTTAGAATGGAAACAATTGCAGTCTGTTTAACAACTCACAATAGGAAAGAAGTATTTGAAGAAACATTGGACGAATGGGAAAAATATTTGCCAAGCAATGCTACAATTTTTGTGGTTGACGATGCATCCAAAACTCCTGTTAAATCTAATTATAGGTTTGAGCAAAATGTTGGAATAGCTAAAGCTAAAAACAAGTGTTTAGAATTAGCGGAAAAATATGACCATATTTTTCTTTGTGACGACGATGTAAGACCAAAAACACATGATTGGTTTGAGCCTTACATGAATTCTGGAGCTAACCATTTGTGCTTGACCTTTGACAAAAAAAGCAACAACATTATTTATAGTCCCTCAATTAGATTTAATGGCGAAGATAAAGGATTAATGACATATACCGCTCCTAATGGATGTATGCTTTATTTAAAAAATATATGTCTCAAAGTAGCTGGCGGAATGAGACCTCAATTTGGCTTGTGGGGATTTGAACACGTCGAATACAGTCAAAGAATACATGACTTAGGATTAACTCCTAAACCCTTTATGGATGTAAAAAATAGTCTTGATTTATTTGATGTTTTAGATTGGCGTTTTGCCGTCGATTCGTCTTTATCAATTAATGAAAGAAGACAAAGCGGTAAAATAAATTTAAAGCTTTACGAAGAGTTCTCAAAACATCCTGAATTTG